TGCCGAAGAAGAACGATTGCTCGGTGTGTCACTCACCGGCATACTTGATAATGAGCTTCTGTCAACCCCTAGCCCTGAACTCAAAGAGCTGCTGATGGATCTTAGAGCAAAAGCAGTAGAAGTGAACAGAAAGTGGGCAAAGAAGCTGGGCATTCAAGAGTCTGCTGCTATCACATGCGTAAAGCCTTCTGGCACAGTCTCGCAGCTAGTGGACAGCGCATCAGGAATTCACCCGCGCCACTCAAAGTACTACATACGAACGGTTCGCTCTGACAATAAAGATCCTCTGTGCATACTCATGAAAGAGCTTGGCTTCCCGCACGAGCCCGATGTCACGAAGCCTGAGCACACAACAGTGTTCTCGTTTCCTGTTAGATCACCATCTCATGCTGTGTATAGGGATCAGATCAACGCAACTCAGCACCTAGAGTTGTGGATGTTCTATAAGAAGTATTGGGCAGAACACACAGTCTCGATTACTATATCCGTGAAAGAGAATGAGTGGTTGGATGTTGCCGCATATGTCTACAAGAACTTCGACCATATTTCTGGAATATCTTTTCTTCCATTCAGTGATCATGTCTACAAGCAAGCTCCGTATCAAGAGTGTTCCAGAGAACAGTTCCAAGAACTCACCGCTAAAATGCCGACGAACGTTGAATGGACTAAATTGGCTGTGTATGAAAAAGAAGACACGACAACGGCGTCTAAAGAGCTGTCGTGCTCCGCTGGAATATGTGAGATATAGTGATGAAGAAAGGCAAAAAGGAATTAGAGTGCTTTGAGTGTGATGTCAAGTTCACCCTGACTTATAAGGGCAAGCAACAACCTCAATGTTGTCCTTTTTGCGGCGAGGGAATTCATGTTACAGAAGAGCGCCCTCTACTGAATGATTTTGAGCAGTATGATACATTTGAAGATGCAGATTACTTTTCTGAAGATGAAGAATTTGATTACGACGAAGAGGATGAATGAGTGTAGTGGTCGGTATCGACTACTCTATGTCTAGCCCATCAATATGTGTTCACCGAGGCAAGACCTGGTCGTTCGATAATTGCAAGTTTTACTTTTTAACTCCCAAAAAGAAATACACGTTCAAGACAGATGTGTTTCACGGAGAGCTTCATACATCTTACTCGTCCCAAGAAGAGAGATTCTCGAACATAGCATCTTGGGCGGTTTCAAAAATTCCATCGGCCGCCAAATTGGGTATTGAAGGATACGCTTACGCAGCAAAGGGTGTGGTCTTTGACATAGGCGAAAACACAGGACTACTCAAGCACTTTTTGTGGACTGGAAAAAAGCAGTTTAGTGTGTACTCACCAACCACAATCAAAAAGTTTGCGGCCGGAAAAGGCAACGCAAACAAACTGGCGATGTATGAGAGCTTTGTTGCTGAAACTGGTGTGGATATATCTTCCATGATTCACTGTAACGAGGGTGAGTCTCCAATGTCTGACATCATCGACTCGTACTACATAGCCAAATATGCGTTCCACGAATCCTAATGAGATGTCGTGTGTCGTGCTTCGCACACTCAATTCCTATTGAATTTGTGTGCTCTAAGTATTTGTTATCATTCATATAAAAAACAGCTTTTTCTTCGCGTTCTGCTGTGTTATACTGACTGATAATACCTTGGAGACAATCACACATGGCTAAAAGAGTCAAAGCAATCCGAAAATCATCTTCAGCATCAAATGAGCCGCTGCTCAAGGCATCTAACACTCAGCACGACATGATTTGTACGTTGAATTGGTATAGCTATAACAAGGACTCTGATGATGCCACGACATACTTTCTTTCATATCTCAAGAAGTATGATACTGACGTATTTGATAAACTAAAGAGCAAGTCCCCGAACGTATCTGTATCTTCCACAGTTGGATGGTTGTGCAGAATATACACGCTAAACGAGTCCACGTTTCCTCTCAAGTACCTTTCACACATCAAAGAAGAGACTAACCGTGTTCTTGAGGTTGTCTTCGCTGACGAAGCGCCAAGCATCAAAATAGACGCCAAACAACGCCCAAGTGTTCAAGAGAATGTTCAGAATCAGCTTCGTGAGTTGTTGGGAGAAATCGATGCAGAAGTGGACAACTTCTTGTCAAACAAGTGCCGATCATCATTCTCGCTATATGAGTGGATGCAGACAAAAAAGATCAAGCATGCCCAAGCAAAGAGTATTGCCGACTACTACACAGACCATGTTTTGTCGGAATTAAAAGAGGCTCAGAGCAGTGGGTGTGAGCAGCTCAAAGAAGCATACTCATTCCTGACGAAAAAGAACATGCAGCTTTTTGTGGAGTTTGTCGAATCTCTCATCCAAGATGCCAACAAGTGGCACGGAGTAGCTAAACAAATTTCTCATAATAACAGAGCACCTCGCGCCAGAAAGCCCAAGCCGCCGCTGAAACAAATTGAGCGTCTCCAGTATTTGAAAGAACACGAAACTCTGAAAAGTATTCCTCCAACTCAGATTGTCGGCGCCACTCAGTTGTGGGTATACAACGTAAAGTATAAGTCTCTTGGCATGTACGTATGCACAAACGCCCACGGATTCATGGTCAAAGGCTGCACGATTCTGAACTTTGACACAACAGAGTCTATTTCTAAGACTCTTAGAAAACCAGAAGATGTTATTCCTAGTGTTATGGATTCTGGAAAAGTTGCTTTGAAAAAAATACTGCCCTCCCTCAAGACCAAGGAAAAAAAGTTGACTGGGCGCATCAATACAGATACCATTCTGCTCAGAGCCATTTAGGTATGAAAACGATATTCTTTGACTTGGAAACAACGGATCTCAGTCCTGTTGGGCAGATTCTAAACTACGCATTTGTTGAGATCGACAAGGACTGGAATCTTTGTTCAATGCTTCGAGGCAGTATTACTCTTTCGCGCACACAGTTGCCAAATCCTTATGCTATCTGTGCAACGCAGACGGCTGTGTTTGAGCACAACAAGACCGCCGATGCATCTGAGCCTGTGGCCATGGCAAAAATACAGAAGTATCTTTCCGAGATAGTTGAGTGGGAGGACACCAGACTCGTTGGCTACAATTCAAACAAGTTTGACGTTCCGTATCTTAGAACGAGCATGATACGAAATGGTTTGAATCCCTACTTTGGTGGATCTATCAAGTATGGAGACTTGCTTCATGTAGTCAAGCGCCTCGCATGTGACAATCCGAATTTTACAGAGAAGCTGATCAAAAACGAAAAGGGCAGACCGTCGCTCAAGCTGGAGTCTGTAGCAAAGTCTCTGGGACTGTTGACAGAAGAGCAGAAGCACGAGTCTCTCTCTGACGTAATGCTGACGATTAAACTTGCCAAGCACATTCATGAGAATTACGGAATTGATGTGCGAACGTATTGTTCGTATGAGGCTGGCAGAAAGAACTTTGACGCCGTTCAAGTTTTCCCGTTTGTTGATGAGAAGGGCGAGCCCGTGGCTGATGAGTATTGCTGCTATGCTCTGCTTGAGCAGAATAAGACGCAAGCTCTTTGGATAAACCTCAAAAAGTTTGAAGATGGTCTTGGAAGAGACGCGGTTTTCTGGTACAACAAGAATACTTCGCCAATGTTTGTGAAGAAATTTGTGACTGATGATAGTGTTGCAACACGAGCCGAAGCCGCGCGAGCAGCCCTCGCTGATGTTTCTCTCTCGAATTTTTTTGGTCCAAAAAACTGCGACATCGAGCAGTTCATCTTCATGCTGCCTATTTCCGAAATAGGGGCTTTGTATGAGGCAGTTTGGATGAAAGATTTGACCAACCTCAAGCGCATGAAGAGTAAGTATGGAAGTCAGCTTTATCTTCGGCACTTATCAAACGAACTTCCGCCAGAAGATGCCGAATCGCATTTGAAAGAGTATGCTTTGTATAGATATGGCGGCAAGATGAAACTCAGCAAAGATAACTTTGAGTCTCAGTACGAACCTGGCATTCTCAGTGACGACTTTCATCCCACATACAACGAGCTTTTGTCACAGATAGAAACTCTTGCAGCAGACAAAAAGAACGAGCATGTAATGAAGCAACTGAAACTTTACTATGAGCAGAGCGCAATAAATTCTGTTGCTGGCCTTTTTTTTCTCTTCTCCT